TTGTAGCCAAAGACTTCCTGCAACAGTCAAAGTGTAAGTTCGCATCGATCCACTTGTGGTACTTGCCGCATGATATCCTGACATGCCACTTTCACCTGCCGCCTTAACAGTCACAGCACCTGTCCATGTCACATTATCTGCCAATGATGGACTAACACTAAAACTTGTAGGATAGCTCACTTGTGCTAGGTAAGCGTTAGCTAGAGTGGTATCAAATCTAATAATTGGCACTTGACCTCCACTTGCAGGATCAGTTGTCAGCGTATATGCGTTTGGGTTCCCATACTTTCCTGGCAATGTCGTTGCGACCGTGCATCTCGATTCAACTGAACCATCAATGTCTACTGCTATAGTTGGAGTTGCTGTTGCACCAAGGATCAAGCTGAGTGTTATTAATAATTTTTTCATTTGTATTGCTCCTCTATCATTTCATTCATTAGGTTATCTTGAGCTAATCTCCTTAATGCTTTCTTATTATCCACGATTGTACCACCTTGTAATGTGACACTTTCAGGGTAATAACTGTCAGGTATGATCGCAACATAGTAGCTTGTAACATTTGTAGCTTTGTTTATAGTTGCCATAAGAGCTGATTGAGATATGCCATCTGCAATAGCTAATGCGTTTTCAGTAGTTGCTAAAAGCATTTCCATATCCTCTTCTTCCTCCTCTTCCTCATCCTCTTCTTTAGCCTCCTCATCATCAAGTAATTCTCTGTCTGTTTCCTCTTGTGCTAATTTAACTGATTCGTCTTGCAAGGCATCATAGTCAGGGAGATCAGGAAGTTTAGGAGGTGGAGGTTTTTTATATCCCGGACAGTTAGGATCACTCTGAGGATCAAAACAGGCATCAAACCTATAGATGTACAGCACTTGAGCATCTTGAACACTACCTATGCCTTCTTGTTTTATTCTTCCATTACCAAAAATGGCAATTGGGGTATATGGCAATGCTACAACTCTTCTAACTTCTGTACCACCTTCTCGTTGTGACCAATCCTGTACATCTTGAAACACATAACCACCACCTACTCTATCGTTTTCTAATGTAACAATAAAATCATCTTCTGTTACTTTTATTGGTGTGTATTTGTACGATACCCCTGAGATGTCCATGCCACCAATAGCGTTAGTTCCTATATAAGCAGGAGTCATTGACCACTCTAAGCCATTGAGTGCCGCATTTGGTGTGTATCCAAATGTGTAAGCGAGTGTGCTAGAAGAACAAAAAAGCAGAAACCACAGCACCCATGATCTTAATTGCAGTATCACGTTTCTCCTCCACAGTTTTTTGATGTTCCATTGTAGGAACAGGTATGTCTTCTGTATGAACTTCCCATGCTGCAGTTGCCTCAGCACCTATTTTGCCCATATAAGGACAAGGAGTTCCTGCCATAGCCATCGCCTTATGCACTTCTCCTGAAGGATCGGAACATAAAAGTGAAACAGCCGCAACTTTCATGCCGAAGTCGAATAAAGTCTTAGCCATTTTTAAGCGTATACAATTTTTTTCTGTGTATGTAGCTCCAAGACTTAATGAAAATATCTGTGTACCCATAGCACCACTAGATGAAATAGTACATAGATCAGAGTTGTTACCACCGACATTTGGACTGATGGCTGATGGTGGTGGAGACTTGACTGTAGTCTCGTTTGTGCCATTTGTAGTGACTGTAGATGTGGTATTTTGCGTTATTACACTCTCATCTACTGCCATTACTGGAAAGACAAAAACAATCCAAAAACAGGCTACTATGCCAAATGCTATTAAATTATTTCTGCGTCTACCAGTCATTCTTTTCTCCTTGGTTGACCATCCATACAACCTTTATTTAAACTATTAAAACTGATAACTGTTCTATTATTAGTTAGATTTTTTTCATTATCTGAACTATGTTTAAGCCAACTAGGAAAACAAACCATCAACCCCCTTTCAGGCTTTACCCAATACTTAACCTCATTTAGTTCTGTAGATTTTACATAATGTTCCATCTGTTTATGGGGATGGACATCATGGAAGTATAGTTTACTACTATCATCGTCTGCTCTTAAATAGAGAGCTGATGAAATTTTTGAATCAGGATGATTGTGTACAAATAATTCGCTATTTTCTTGTTGAACATTAAACCATGAATTAGTTATAGCCTGTTCAGGTAAGCCTATAGCATATACATGATTGTTCAATTGATTTTCTATTTTGTCATATAAGTACGGTCGCTTTAATTTTAAGTCCTTTAAAATATCATAGTTATCATAAGATGATTCTGCATCCCCTCCCAATAGTTGGTGGTTTTCAGTTTTAGCATCTTCAATCATTTTCAATAATAAGTTTATCTCTGTTTCATTTAAAAAATTTTTGGTGTATGACACAATCGTTGGGAATATTTGTAAGATGTTCATGTGTAAGTACAAAACCCATTAATAGAAATTCTTCCATTTTGTTGATTGTCTCCATAACTATTCCAACATTTATGATACACACTTGAATCAAATGCAACTAGCCTATTAAATAAAAATCTAGTACAAGCATATTCCTCATCCTCATTTTCAGATAGATAAAATTTTGTTCCTGACTCTAGATTAGTCTCTGATAAGTAAATCATATATGCCCAATCAGAGCCATCCTGATGAATGTAATCATTGTTATCTTTTTTTAATCTGATATTAGCTGTCTGCGTATAGCCAAATACCTTATTAGTAAAAGGAAAATTACACCTCTCTATCGCTCTCATAATAGAACTATCAAGTTCCGTATCAATATGTTCTAAAGGAATTGTCCTCTTTCCCGGATATTTTTCAGTCCAAGTAAAATCCCCATAAGGTGATTTGTTTAATCTAGTAGGATTATCTTCACAGCTAAAATACTTCATTTTATGTATTGATCCGATTACATCTTCTAGATGTTTTTTTTCTAGAAAATTGTCCTTAATACAAATCATCTAAATTTATTTCCTTCAACCCAAGCAATTAAAGACAACCTTTTTCCCTTTGTTACTGGTCTTACTCGATGCTCAAGGAAAGAAGGGAAGGTTAATATAGCACCTTTATTTTTTAATCTTGCTTTATCTTCTTCCGAAAAATTTACATTTTTTAACTCAAACTCTCCTCCCTCATATTCATCACGAGATGAAAGTTGCATTACCATACTAATTTTTCTATCTGACATTTTGCTATTTCCCCATAACGTATCTATATGCCAATCATAAAACCCTTCATCTTTTGAATCATATACACCAAACTGACAATCCTCTATACTTCTAATGTCAAATCCGTATGCATGTTGATTACAATTAAGTGCATATTCAAACATTAAATTATAAATTCCAACATGCTGTCGTTTATTTAATAGGCTTATTTTAGAACGTCTTATATCAGGTTTTTCTACAAACTCATCGCTAGAGGTGTCACTTACTACCCCCTCGACTAATTCCTCCTCTAAACAAGCATCTCTAATCGCATCAACTGCTTCTTCACTCAACGCATTGTAATAATTCCAACAAATATGTCTCATATGTAAATCCTCCGTTTTAAGTAATCTTCTAATATATCCATACCACTAACCTCTCTTTGTTTATCAGCCTTTCTTTTTTCTAAGTATTTTAATTCTTCTAAAATTTCTTTTTTAGATTGATCTGTTAAACCAGTAATAGGTTTATCGTGCCACGTTATGTGATGCCTTGAATATTCACTTGAGATATTAAATCCTAGCATGATACACTCTCTAGATTTAGTCGGAAACCATGCATGTTTTTGTTTTTCAATGTTCTTGACATACATAGGAAAATCTTTTGGTGTTTCTAATTCGTTCTTCATATATTTCCAGTAAGGTGTGTCTTCACGTTGTGAATTAACATAGTGCAATAAAATAAAATTATGTATTTCGTGAAATGCTTCATCTACTTTTTCGTTGTAACATACACGCTTAAAAGCAGAGTATTCCCTATCTAGTATGGTATCAATAAAATTTTCTATTTGGTAACAAGCCAATGCCAATCCAGTTGACTCCAATGGCTCGATAAATCCTGATGCTAAGGTTAGAGCAAGACAATTTCCTACCCAACCTCTTTTGTATTTGCCTGTTTTGAAGTGGACTGTATTAAACTCTACTTGATCTGTTCTTTCTTTACCAAAGCGTTTAATTAAATAGTCTTTAAATTCCTTTTTAGCTCCATCCTCATTTTGAAATTTACTGCTATAAACATACCCACTTCCCACTCTTGACCATAAAGGTATATTCCATGCCCATCCTGAACCTAGAGCTGTGCAGTCTGTAAATGGTTCTAACTCTGCACGTCTGTCTTCATATGGTATGCGACAAGTAATTGCAGTATCGTTTAGTAAAGTATCACCTATCCATTCAAATGGCTCATCCAAAACCTTTTCAATTAACAAACATTTAAAGCCAGTACAATCTATAAACATATCAGCTTCAATTTTTTGTTTTTGATCTGTAGTTACTGAAACAATATTAGAGCCATCAAGTTTTACATGCTTTACATTAGCGAGTATGTGAGTGCCTTTAAACTTAGATTGACAGAACTCTCCAAACTTACTTGCATCTAAATGGTGGGCATACTTGAATCCTTCACCCTCTAACCTACTAAATTTATTATTTTCACTCATGTGGTATGTAATAAAGTTTGTACTATAGTAGTCCTCTATTGGTGTATCTTCAAGATGTTTTTTTACTGCCCAATCAAAGCCATTGTAATCAGCCTCTTGATCGTTCCAAAATGGATGGTAGATATTTTTACCTTTTTGAGAAAAATCACAGAATCTTATTGCCGCTTTATAACTCGCATTACAATAAGGCATCCATTCTTTTTCTTCAAAGCCTAATATGTCTCTTATAAAAAAAGAGGTATATGGTATCGTAGACTCTCCTACACCAACAGTAGGTACATTTGGAGATTCCACAAGGGTAACGTCTACATTTGGTAAGTGATTGTTTAAAGCTATAGCCATCATCCAACCACTTGAACCTCCACCTACTATGCATATAGAATTAACCTTCATCTGACCTCTTCATCTATTTGTTTTGATGTTCTAAATGTATAAACAACAATAATACGTCTACCATCTTCTGTGGGAAATTTACAATAATGTTCCATTTTAGGAAAACTTAAACCCTTGAATTGAACTGGCTCTATTTCTTTAAGAACCTCTCTACCTTTACCAAGCAAAACAGTCCTTGAAGTAGGACTATCAGTCAGATAAACTATTAATTGGGTATGGGGAAAATCATGGTCTGTGTGTATATTGCATTTTGCTTTTTTATGAGGGAACACACAATTGATACTCATTCTTAATATTTGTTCGTATTCAATATTGTGTTTTTTACACCAAGTATCTAATATTGATTTAAAGAAATCAAATGATACAGAGTTTTTAATTGGGATTTTATTTATAGCAGTTTCAGGTCTAACTACAAGATGATGAGCATGATAACCAACTCCATCCCCCTTTACTTGATCAGTATTCCAGTACCAAGGAAAGTTTACTCCTAATGTCTCTTCCTTAATTATTTCTTTTTGTTCGTCTGTTAGGAAGTCTTCGTCTTCTATTATTTGTTCATTGGCTAACATCCAAAGTCTTCTCCTTAATTTTTACTTATAGTTAATGTTTATATTAACTCGTCTTTTTTCATCTGTACAATTTGTACTCCTATGTTCAATGTTACCATTAAATAATAACAATCTATTTCGTTTGGACTGTATCTTTTCTCCATCTTTTAATTCAGTATAGCCATCATTATCATTTATATAAAAGATCGCCACTTTCCACTCCTTGTTGCCTTTATTATCAAAGTGCCAGTTACTATGTCTTAATGATTCAGTTCTACTATAACAATTAATTTTGGCTCTAAGGATTCCTTGCATGTTTAGTTTACGAGATAAAACACTTGTAATTTTATCGTTAAACTCAGGACTATTATCTTCAGCCTCTCCTATCAACAAATGAAAAATCATAGCCTCGTCTTCATCTGTTGTAACACCATTTAACCAAAACCAAGGAAACCTATTAGACATAATGATTTTTTCAAAATTAACCATGTCGGTTTCATGTAGAAAATTATCTATTACTTCATGCTTGACCACTTTCCTATAGGACATTCCTGAGATTTAAAAGAGACTTTTGCTTTAACTATGCAGTTACATTGTTTGCATTTACCACCAACGAAGTTAAATACATAGTTTGGACACTCTTTACAAATATTAAATCTGCGTTGCGCCCAATTTACTTCCAATTAACTAATCAAGCTATGGTGCTTTAGTCTCAGATCAATAAAGTCATTCCCAGTTATTGCATCCTCTTCTACTACCGGATCTTCTGCCGGAAGAGCCTCTACAAGAGCTGCAATAGCACTAGCATTTGCTACCCCTGCCTTGACCTCTTCAGACCTTTGATACCAATCTGCAGGAATAAATCCCATTATATAATCATTCAGAGGTGTTCCTACTAGATATAGACCTGCATCGTCTCTAGGTAAGTCCACATTAAGACCTCCAATTGTCTCTGCCGCATCATTATGAACAGAGATAACCACACTACCTGCTGTTGCATCGAATGAGCGTATTTTGTATGTAAAAGCCATTTGCTTCTCCTAAAAAATAAATTTAACCAAGTGAACCATTTCTAGTTCCATTTCCACTCCAAGTAACATTAGAGTTTCCTGAAGTAGCCGCTCCTGCACCACCTCCCGGTGTTCCTGGCCCGTAGAACCCTGCTCCTCCTCCAGTTCCACCAGTTGCTCCACTTCCGGCATAACCACCACCAGAACCTCCACTCCCTGTATAAGTGCCACCCGGACAGCCACCACTATTATATGAGTAGCCTCCTCCACCGCCACCACCACCAGTTAGAGAACCTGAACTACCATTACCTCCGAATTGAGATGAGCCACCTGAGCCATTACCACAGCCTCCACCGCCTCCACCTCCGTTACCCCAAGAGTTTCCGTATGTTCCTCCCATTCCACCACCACCGCCTCCTCCTGAGACACGACCACTACCATTATTGATAGTTATGGCATTTGAAATTTGAAGTCCCGGACCGCCTGAAGCTCCAGAGCCTTGATAAGTTCCTCCTCCACAATGACGTTCAGTAGCAGTTCCACTTCCACCATTACCACCTGCACCGAGGATTGTTCCATTATTAATTAGAGTAGAACCACTAGGGAATGATCCACCACCTATAACCATAGCATAAGAGCCAGTAGAGGTGCTATATATAGTTACCCCTGAATTGATAGTAGCTTGTAATATTGAAGCTCCATCCCAACCTGCTGAAGTAGCTCCACTTCTTAAATTATAATTAGTAGCATTTGAAGAAATAGTATAAGTGAAAATATTTGATGTGCCTTGAAAGTCAGCGTGAATCTGAATCTCGCCCGAACCGGGAGCATTACCTTTATTATAGTATTCACTTAAAGCGTGAGGTGCAGAGCCACCATACTCTCCTGCAATGTCGGCTAAACTGAGTTGTCCTGTTCCTAGTGCCATTATTTTTTCTCCAGTCTCTCTACTTTAGCAGTAAGCTCCTTGATAGATTCAATAAGTAATGCGTGTAGATTGTCATAATTTAATGTCTTGTACATTTTGCCATCATCTTTATGAAGTGGTAATTTTCTTTCATTTACTGCACAAGGCATAACCTTCTCAACATCTTGAGCTAGTAGACCTGCTGACTCCATGCCATCTTTAAGGTATTTATAAGTAACACCTGTAAGTTGAGCCACTTTGTCTAAAGCGTGGTCAATAGGGTTAATGTCATACTTGAGTGTTGCATCAGAGATAGTAGTTGAGAAAGCAATTACATCACCCTCAACGTGTAAGTCACCATCATTCTCAAGTCGCATATCTACAGCACCATCAAGAACAAAGTCGTGGGCAGTAGCACCAATTGCAATATGGTCATTAGCATCTCTACCTACATGGGTAACACCTTTTCTTAAATCGCCCAAAGAGCCTGATAAGTGAGCCACATCAATACTTCCATCAGTATAGTGTTCTGAGTCTATAGCATCATTTGCTATCTTAGTACCATCCACACAGTCTGCCGCTAGGTGTGCCAAGTCGATTGAGCCATCAGTATAGTGTTCACTATTAATAGCATCATCTGCTATCTTTGTTCCATCCACACAGTCTGCTGAGAGGTGTGCTAAATCTATACTTCCATCAGTATAGTGTT